CGCGTTACACGCTCCGCACGACTAATTATGCGGTAGTGAAGTTCACCACACCGCTCAGCGTCTGCCCGTAGATGTCCTCGACCGCGTAGGAGATCAGGTACACCGTGCTCGCGCTCAGGCTGCTGGACGGATCGATCGTCACGATCTTCTTGGTCGCATCCAGGGTGATCGTCGCAGCGGCCTGCGTTCCATCCGCCTTGGAGATCACGATCCGCTCCGTCACATCATCCTTCATCATGTTGTTGAAGGTCAACGTCTGATTGGCGCTCACCGAGACCCCGGTCGCCCCATCCGTCGGCACCGAGCTGCTCAGCGCCAGTGCGCTCACGCTCGCCACTGCCGGCGTCTGCACCTGGGCGAACCAGTTGGTCGCATCGAAGGCGTCGGTATCATCGTCGCCCCACACCCGCTTGACCTCTTCGTTGGTGGCTCCAACGTCAAAGGCATAAGTGCTGGACACTGCCGTGAACACGATCTCCGTGGTCTGCGGCGCCGGCGTGTCGCCCTGGGTCTCGAAGCTCTCAGAAGGCGTCGAGAATTTGCCCTTCAGATACCAGTAGTAACGATAGCTGCCGTTGGATTTCTTCGACTTAAACCCCAGGGCGTAATCCGGCGGGGTTGCTCCCGTGTCATACACCCGCCCTGTAGTGGGGTCGAAGGTCTTGCCCAGCACCGCTGCCAGCATCTCCGGCGGGATCCCGGTGACCGTCAGGGTCAGCTCGGTCTCGCCTTCCGAGACAAATGTATCATACGGATTGTCGTCTGCGTACTGGGTCTCCCGGTTGACTGATGGCGCAACGCCAACGACTGCAACCGGGGCAAAGTAAGCCGGCGTGCCCGCTGTATATGCGGTCGCACTGTCTGCGCTGATCGCCGCAACGTACAGGTCGGAGACGCCAATGGTCGATTTATACTCGCCCGCATTGATTGTCATCTCACTCGTCCTCCAAGTATGTATACTCCAGGGCCAGGCCAAAATGCCTCGTTTCCTGGTTGAAAGGTAGCTGATTCTTCGCCGACCGTTTGAAGCCTGCGGCGATCATCGCCGTGTCCACGTCCGGCAGGCTCACCAGCCCGTTCCGGTCGTAGACCGACACTTGCACCCGGTTGCCGCGCAGCTCCTCGGCGTCATCCGCCTGCAGGACCGGCTGCGAGCTCACCAGGAAAAACACGATAAACTGGTCCGGCAGCGCCGTCCCGGTCTGTGGGATGTACACCTGGTTGGCGTAAGGCACGCTCAAGGTGGCGATCGCCGTGGCTGCGCGCTCGAAGATAGTCGTCATTCCAGGCCTAGCTCCTCTTTGAACACCTGGCGCATCGCCGCCCGGGCCTTGCCCAGATCGGTATCCAGCGTCGGCCGGATATACGGCTGCGCCGGCGTGTCCACCGCCCCGTACTCCTGCACGGTTCCATAGCGCGCCGTGTCGGCGTCCACATCCCGGTTCAGCCCGACCTCGATGTAGTGATAATTCCCTTCCACCTTCGGTCCGTCCACGCTCAGGTTGTTTTCCAGGTTGTGCGTATCCTTCGGCACCCGCTGCCGCATCCCGTCCAGCAGCACTTCTCCGCCGGCGTCTAAGGCCCGGTCGGTTACCGCGTCCACACTCCTGCCCATCTGCGCCACGCGCTCCAGGTATTCGTCAAAGCCCTTTGTCGAGAACTTCACCCGTACTGGCATATCAGCTTTCCACCATCAGTCGTACTTTGAGCTCCATGTACTCGCCGCGCTCGCCGATGTTGTCGATCGACACGATCTCGTACACGTCAGAGCCCTTCTGGATCAGGCAGGTCTCATCCAGGCTGGCGTTGTAACGGATCAGGACCGTTGCCGGCTTACTCGCGTTCAGCGCCGCTGCCTGCCAGGTCTCCTGCCCGTAGATGTTGGTCCACTTCGCCCACACCGTGGCGAAAGACACAAACGTATCCGTCTGGAACCCGCCCGCGCCAGTCGCAACCGTGCGCGTCCCCAGCGTGATCTGCGTCCGCATCTCTCCCGGATTGGTGACCTTGCTCCCGATGATCATACTATCCTTCCAACGGTGTCAGGAGCGCCTGGTACCAGTAGTCCGACAGATCTCCCGTAGCAGTCTGCTGGATCTCGTCGTCATACGTGATCACGCTCTCAAAGTTCGCCGATTGGTCGCCTGTGACGCCCACCAGCCCAATCAGCGCCGTCACCGTGTCGCCGGCCTGCGCGCCTGGTACAGAGATCGCTCCGGCCCCATACCGCCCGGCAAAGCGCTTATACCGCAGCGCCAGGCTTTCGAGCTGGGATAGCGCCGCCAGCAGACCGTGATGCAGCGCCGCGCCGGCCGCCATCCCACCGGGATCTTCATGCCAGCGCACCAACAGCATCCGCGCCGCCGTCTTGGCCTCCGGGGCGACCGGATCGTCTCCGGTCCAATCGTGCCCGGTTGCCCGCACGATGTAACCATCCACCATCGGCAGCAGGTCGATCATATTGGCATCGTTCTCGTCACAGCGCAAGACGTTTGCCGCCTCGGCAGTCGTCAGGATATTGGCCATCGGCTTACCTCCCAATCATGCTGTAGGGGCGATCGTTGATCGCCCCCCATCACGTGTGCATTCTTACCCAAGCAGAATTGCGATTGCTTCCGGCTTGACTGCCTTGACGCCCCAGGCCAGCCCCACTTCGAAAGCCACCTGGCGGTACTGCCGATACATCGCCACCTGGAAGCTCAGCCCGGATTGCGGGTCGGTGATCACGGTCACATCGTCGGCCGCGTCGCCGCCCTCCGGCATGGCCGGCACGCGCGCCATCAGCGCCAGCGCCGACTTGCTGAAGGCCAGGTTGGCCGCATAGCTGTTGCCGATCGCCACCGGGTCGTTGTTAACCCAGGCTACCCGCAGGCCGGGATTGGCCAGCACGTAATCCTGCTCGCCGCCGGTGGCGTGCCCGGTCTTGACCACGTACTTGTTGGTGTCCCGCCCGGTGGTCGAGTTGGTCAGGATGTCGCCGGCCTTGACCTGGCCGGTGCCGGTGTCCAGGTGGATCGTGGTCGAGCCGGCCGCATAGCCGGCGGTCAGGTCCACCAGGTAACCGCTGCCGGCGCCCTTGGTGTGGTTGGCCACCTGTGCGCTTTCGCGGATCATGAAGCCAAACAGATCCAGCAGCACGCCCCGCCGCAGCATCTCATCGCTGCCGGCCTCGTTGGCCTTGGACAGCTGGGCCAGGGTGCGCAGCTTTGCTCCTGCCGTGGTGTTGATCACCAGCTGCAGATCGGTTTTCGGCGCACCGTTGTCCAGCAGGATCTTGAGGATCTGAGCTGCCTCGTCCAGGGTGCTCGCGAATGGGGCAGTCCCGGCGGTGCCGTAAGCCCGGCTGGCGTGCACATAGAGCGCCGCCAGGTCGGTCTCCACCTCGTTGACCAGTGTGCGCATCGCCTGTGCAAACTGGTCAACCAGGATCTGGTTGTACAGCCCGCCCAGGCTCTTTTGCTCCTCGCCGTTCCAGCCGAACACCGCCGAGCGGCTCTTGCTGATCGTCATCGTCCCCGGACCGATGGTCTGGTCAGTCGGGGTGGGCCCGGTGGTTGCCGGGGTGATATCGCCCGCGCTTGCTACCGGGACCACCGGCCAAGAGATGGTTTGGTCTTTTGCCGCCTGCTCGCCGGAGGCGTCGAACATGACTGCCGGGATAAACCCGGTCAGCTCGCGCAGGACAACGTCCAGCGACTTGTAGATGGTTGGGATCAGTCCCGTAAGTGTGTTAGCCATGGTGGACCTCCTTAGTCCTCCAAAGTGCCGCCGGAGCGGATGTAGAACGCCCGCTCGCGCAGGCTCATCTTGTCATACTCCGCGCGCTTGATGGTCGTCGGCTGGCTGCCTTCGGCCGGCTCGGGAGTAGCATTGGAAACGGGTACAAAGTTCTTGGCGATGTCGTTCGGACGGTTGGCCAATTGCATGGCCTCGTACAAAGACACAGCGTCGGCGTGTTTGGACTGCGCCTCATCCAGCGCGGGACGCAGCTCAAGCGCCTTGACTTTGCTCTCATCCGTTCCCTCTCGGAAGAGTGCGTCCAGCTCACTGGCCACACGCTGCACTTCCGCTTCCGCCGCATTCACGGTGTCGAAATAGGGTTTCAGATCAAGCATTGTGTTGCTCCTTTCGCAAAATGGTCGAAACTCGATCGCTGAGGATCTGCGCCTCGCGTATCATGTCATCGGTCAGCTGCGGCTCGCTGGGTTCCGCCGCCTCCGGGACATCCTCATTTATTCTTCCCTCCCCCTCTGTATCTCCTCCATCAATCAACAGCCTGGCGATGGTCTCTTCCAGGGTGCCGATCCGGTCGGCCATCCCCAATTCCACCGCCTGGC